CCCAACAACAGCACCTTTAATAGTCAGATTTACCACCAGATCAGGTGGGAACTCACCAGTATCAATGGCGGGTAGTTCAGTCGCTGCAGGGGCAATAAATTCCTGTTTCGGCGGACTGGAGTTGTAGTCGAATTTATAGACAAATCTGGTTTCCGGTCGATAAGAACTCGAACTAGAAACTAGTGCACCAGATTCAACTACAAAACTGATTTCGCCAGTCGTTGGCAAATCCCCTCTTTGCATCTGATATAAACGCGCCAGATTAATATCCAGCTGGTCATATCGAATGTAAATTGGAGAATCATCAACCGGCACGTCAATAAAGTCTTTATCGTTGAGGTAATAGCGCTCATCGTAATTAATTGCTGTAATAGTATTAGAGAACTGGTCAACCGGTTCTCTTTTTGCAACCAGATAAGGCAATGAACCTTTAGTATCATCATTAACTACTGTATAGATGGTATTTACAAAATCATCAGGACTTAGCTTTAAGGCCCCGTTCGGCAACCGCCCTAAAACCACCTTATTTTTGGCTGAACCCGGTGTAACAGGAATCAGGTCCACTGTGCCATCCGCCATTTGCAGATAAATCACATAGCTCTTGCCTGCAATGAAATCTACATCATGGCTTAAGGTGAGGACTAAACCTTCTTGCTGTACCACCTCACCGCTTTGATGAATACCATTGCGATAATCCGCTACAGCAATCCGGTCACGTAAAACCAGTAATTCTGATTCTGGTGCCGCATCAAAGGTAATGGATTTGCGCTGGAAGCGCATCTTGTTCCAAATCCGGTATGCATTGAAATGCGCTTGCCACTTGTTTCGTACACCAACAGATTTCACCTCTTTTGGGTTTTTGGCTCCTTTATCCGGTAAATAGATATTGATACGGCTATCGTCGGTCGGATCCGTGTATTCATAGATCAGTCCGTCGTAGTCATCCATCACGCCAAAGGTCAGGTCATGCTTGTAACTATCCGGAATGATATTCCTGAAGTTAAACAGCATTACCGAGTTATCAGTTGGCCGTTCAAAATAAAGCTTGAGCTTATTGTTTTGCCGATATGCAGTACAAAACACCGCATCACAAAGATTGGTAACCAGCTCTTCAAAAGATAGATTCGTATCATCAATGGTAGTACAGAACTCAGCCGCTAGCGGCGTACCAAAATAATCAACTACATCATTATAGGTCCGATAGATGTTTTCAAGATCAATCTCATCGATCGAACGGCGGCCAATCTTGTCATCGAGTGCCATAGATACCAAAGCATCAGCAAAGCTAGACGTTGGATATAGCTCTGTTGTCATTGCCCCGTTTTTATAAGTCGGCAACATTCGCTGAAGATCAAAATTGATCTTGCGGGACTTAACAGATAAAGCTCCAGTGGTTGCATAAGTACGCGCACGAAAAACCGTTTCATGTTCATACACTGTGCTTTGTAAAGGATAAGCACCGTAAAGCGCCTGCCACTTTACTTCATCAACAACTGTTGTGACTGTCGGAGTCGGAGTTAAACGGCGTGCACGGACACTACAACGCCCCTGAAACGTGACCATATCAAGTGTTGCACCAACGGTCTGACGTGACTTTGCCGAACCTTTCAAAATGATCTGCTTCAGCATCGGATTACCAATCGCTGCACCAGATTCATTTACCGGTGTTACTTCAACTTCAATCGTGACATTAACAGCGGCCTGATACCCACCTGAAGAAACGGTATAAAGTCCATTGGTGGCCACAAAATTACACAGCACCCGGCTACGTTCAACATTGTCCAGAATGAATGGACCAATCCATTTTTCACCTATTGAACTGATCTTTGGTGACAAAGCTGCAGTTTGTTGGTTATTTAACTCTTTAAGCTTTAACCAGTTAGCATTAACGGCCGCCGGATTTGATAACGTCATACGGTCATCAGCTACCGATAGAACGCTATAAGTACCATTTAAATCAAAAGTCTGGCCATTAAACGTGAATGAGGCATTGGTGATTTCTACGCGGTCATTACTTACAAACTTAGTGGTTAAATCTGTGTTGTTTGCCGTTGCCCGAAGAATCTCGTTTGGATATGCAAAATGAAGGTAGTTCGTACCTTCTAAAGATTGTGTATCAGCAGGACGTAAAACTTGGCCATTAACAGAAGTTTGATGCTGAACCGTTAGTGGCGGCGTGGTAATTTCGGTACCAAGCGAGAAATATGGCTCACCTGAAACAATATCTACACCTGGTCGAAAGACTTCTACCGATGCGCCAGCAATATCGACAATATTGGTTTCACCGTCATAAGCTCCATTGATTTTATAGTGTCCACGCCCAATACAGCCCACTACATGCTCAACTTCAACGTTGTTTTCATATACCTTGTAAGGTACTGCGATTAGGTCGGGAGTATTCCACCCAGCTCCATAGTTATCAGCAATACGACCATTCACCCGGATCTTGTTTTCCCGGTTAGAAAGTTCATTGTTTGCTGAAGAAGACTGGTTAGTATTTTGAGTCGTTTGTGCTATTGATGGCGTTGGCATTAAAAATGCGATCGCAATACTAATCACAATCGAAACAATAGCCGCGACCCATTTAGGGTTCTCAACTACGATAAAAGTGCCCGGTAAGAAATCAAGCTGCTTTAAGTCATATGCATTCTTTGGTGTGACTTCATTCGCAAATGAAATTTCGGCATGATCCATATTGCTTGTAGTATGAAAGATACGGACATGCTCAGGCATATGTTCATATTTTGAAGTGAGCCATTGCCCAATGGTTTGAGCCTGCTCAATTGTCTTTTCTTCAGACAAAGCGTCTTTTTTATAAATAACTTTAATCATAATAACTGACCCGATTAAACCCCATTTCCATCACAACCTCTTCAGGCAAATAAGTGACTCCGCTTTCCATGAGGTGAAGAATCTTTTGCCCACGAAAAAGCCCCACATGCGGGGGCTTATTTCTTTGTCTCGGATGGAAGGCGACTATGCAGCCTTCCTTGGGCATGGGTAGCGGATTTAAAAGTTTTAACCGTGAAGATAAAAAAGTAATTTTGCCCTTAGGCTGCATAAAGAGTTCAAGCGCTTCAGCCCGATCTATGCCATATAGGTCCATTGCAGCTTCATGAACAAAGTGAACACAGTTGTAGTGATCCTCGTCATATTGCCTATCGAGCAAATGATCATGACTTTTCATATAGCCCCCTTCAAACCACTAAAGCGATCCAGTGCAAAAATGTCCCCAGTTTTAGTGGTATTTAATCGTGGTGATTCAGCCTTGAATGTCACAGCTTTATGGTTCATGGCAACACTGGAGAGTTGCAGTCCAAGTAAATAAAACATTGGAGAATTCAGATTGTCTGAACTGTAAATCCGGTAATTTACTGTTGGCTTTACATCTGGATATTGCCCTTCGATTACCCGTTCAAACTCATCAGGCATCACATCACCTAGACCAGAGATAGAAACGGTTAATGTCTGGTCCAGATCACCAAGCATTCCGGATCTTTGTATAGAGACTGGCAAGAACTCATAATAGACCTGACCGGATCCTTCCTTATGTTGTACATAGACACCTCGGTCATCATTACGGACTACCCGATAAGTATTCATAAAAGAAGGATGTGATAGCTCAATACACTCCAGTTGATAGACATCAACTTTCCGATTGAAAAAGAACTTGGCATATTCGTTATCCATTAGACCTCCCAATCTTTAATTAATGCTATATCGGCATTCAGGTTAGGCTGGTTTTGAACAACTTCGAGTTGTGCATTTACCCGGTAAAGGTTGCCATTCACCTCATTGGTCTTGAACGAGTTCGGAATGAAGTTACACAGGTATTGCTGACGTGTTCCCTGATCAATCACCAGATCCGCATAAAATGAGGCTGGTTTATTCTGGTAGACCCGCCAGAACGCCATCATTTTATTGAAATCGGTTTTACTTAAATTCCAGTTCACATCAACAATGTGGCTATTACGTTTTACATCGATGTAATAGCGACCACGTCCTCCATCCATCTGCTGACGCTTAACATCATCACCCGGTGTTACGCCATAGCCGCTGGTCTGAGGATTTAGCTTTAACTTGTACATAACTTTCCTTCAGGTAATAAAAAAGCCCCAAAGGGGCTTTAAATAATAAGAATCTACAATTTATAAGTTGCCTAACCGTTCCATTTCTTCCCAACTATAATCAGTCAACCAATAAGGTTCGCCTTCTAATTGATCATATTCACGAAGAGGTCTTCGGGCTTCAACCATTTGCCATGGTAAATCAACCACAGCTATTCTAACTGGTACATAATCATTGAAATACTCGTAAAAATAAATTGCGCTCTCTACTGCAGAATCAAATTGTCTAAAGTACTTTAAAAATATATTCGTATTTTCATTTTCAGATGGTTCCGTCAATTTTGATTTACAGAAATCCATAATCTCTTTAGTTTTATTAATATCTTCATATCGAACATACTTTTTATATAATCTATTAAGTACCAAAGGCCACTCAAAATCATTTGGAAATTTTAAAGATAATTTTGTGAGTGCTTCAAAGAACTTCTGTAGATCATTAGGAACACCTGATACATATATACTACCACCACCCCAGAATCCAACCTCACTTTGATGCATCGTAATTTCCCCTATTTAATAAAGTAGTTAGAACTTAAGAAATTGGTTTAATTACGGTTTCTTTACCATCTTCAAAAATCTCTTTCACTACAAACTTGCAGTAGGCTCCATCTTGAGATGGTTCAGTCAGTAAAGCTGGATTCACAAAATCTTTGATCTGTTTAACACGGATCAATTCATAATTTCCATTTCTTTCCAACTGATAGTCCATTTTTACATCACAACTATACATAGTAGTTGACCCAATAACAGAAGTAAGCCTGAAAGTTAACCTCTTATTTGCGGGTACTTTAAACTCAAAAAACTCTTCACCATTATTTAAACTGATTGTTGGCTTAGGCATATTCAATGTTTTTGGCTCATGCATTGAGCCATACTTTGTTAAATTATTTGTTATCTGCTTCGTTATAAGGTTTTTAGAAATTTTTTCACCCTTATTATTTTGATAACTAATATAGAACTGCACCATGGGTACATTACTTCTATAAACCCTTAAATTCGCTGTATCACCTGCTATTTCATCTTGATACATATTTGTGGATCTTACGAGATTATTTACCGCAGGAATGGCACATCCCGTAAGGCCTAAAAGTGTTGTAGAAATTACAATTATTTTTTTCATGTCTTAACCATCAATTTTAATGCCAACAGACTCTATCACCTTGAAATTTAAATATTATGAAAATGAACCCTCCGAAAAGGGTTCAAATTATTAAGTACGATTTCTTCTCGCTGTCGTATTCTCAGTCAAAGACCGACTAATGGTTGAGTTTGGATTTGCGATTTGATCACTTACAAGCTTAGGTACCGTTCTTGGAAGCTGCTTATCCAATTCATCTTTAACAATGATCCGGACAGTTTGCTCATCCAGTTGTTCGGCTTCAACTGTCGCACCACTCACCTGATTAATCACTTCAATTTTAAAATTGATTGTCGGTGAAGCAGGCTCAATTGAAGGCATAATCTCAGCTTGAGGGCGTGAAGTACGTCCTAAAGTAAAATCCTGAACATCATCCAGATTTGAACGATCCTGAACTAAACCATTGGATGAGAAGTAGACCTTGCCATCATGGAATAAGTCAGAATTTGCCGAAGAAGCTAACTTAGGTGTGTCTCTATTACCCTTATAGATAATCTGAGTATCTTGAACCGGTTGATTAAAGATATCAGATTGCTTTTGGCTTTCTAAAAAGGCATTAGAGCTCATCATTGCACGGCGCATGACACTATCAGCTGAGGCATTATTATTGAGAAAAGCTTCAGGGTTTGCACTCTTACGCATATTTTCAACTAACCCAACACCACCCCAACGGCGAATATCTTCTTGGGACCAGACCACCTCTCCTTTATGGACAATACCTGCAGGTTCATATTTTCCACCAGATCCAGTGTAACCACCGTCAGCAAAGCCTTGATCTTTGATTGCACGGATGTTTGCAATAATGCTAGCGCCTTGAGCAACCGCCCCAGCAATTAATGGAATGTTAAGAGGAAAACCAGCTTTTGAAGCTGCTGCAATATTTTGCTGAATCGCAATACCAGCAGCTGCAATGGCATAAGCTTTATCAGCGGCGAACATGATCTTATATGCTTTAGATTGCTCTCCAAACATTGAACCAAACATCGATGTAAGTGAACCCATCATTTGGCCACCAAATGCAATTTGGGTGTTCAAACGATCTTGCTGATATTTATCTTCAATATCCTGAACATTCTTTGCATGTTCAGCAGCAATCTGATTACGTTGGTCCTGAGCAGCTTGAATGATAGCTGTTTTCTGGTTTTCGTAATCCTGCTGACTTATAAGCTGTTGCTCAAATTGTGCATTTAAAGCCTCAATAGAATTTTGTTCATTTAAATTAACCACACCTTGCTGACTATCAAGTAGATTTGTCGCGGCACTTAGGCGGCTAGATCGTTCTTGATCTAGTCTATAGAACTCACCACTGCCATTCATATCAGCTTGAATACCACCCCATGCTTGACCAGCTTTTGCTGCACGATCAAATGCTTCCAATCTTTCCTGATCACGTGATAATGCCAGTCGCTTACGTTTTTCCTCCTCATCTTTTGCCGTTTTGGCAATTTCTTCTCGCTCCAATCGGTAGCGTTCTTGCATTGCCTCAGTTTCTGAAAGCAAGAATAATTTAGCTTGAAACAAACGTTGCTCTTGAGCAAGTTTTAGTAAACCTATTTCTTGTTGCAACTGTTGAGCTAACAAATTAACAGCTTCTTTACGCTGTTCTTTCGTCATCTCTAAGTCGTGTTCGGCTTCAAATTGACGTTTTGCAAAACTGTCCTTTAAAAGCTGCTCTTCCGTCTTTGTGTAGTCTCGGAATGAATCAAGCTTAGTCTTTGTAGCTTGCTCAGCAATAGCAATATCATTATCTGCACGTGCTTGAAGTTCTGCTTTAATTTCAGCTTTGCGTTCTGGGGTGAAGTTGGCCTTATCGACATCTTCCAATTTCTTAGCAAGATCATTTCTGATCTTAGTCACTTCATTGGCAACATCGTTTTCCAGTTGAAGGCGTAACTTGGCCTGTTCTTCTGCCATTTTTGTGGCGTCTTGAATAAGCTTATCAAAATCTTTAGAGGTGATATCGCCAGCTGTATAGCCATTAATACCAGCCATATAGCCCTGATAATCCTTCCAGTATTGGTTGTTATATTTACCAATACCTTTACCCTTTTGAACATTGCCTTCACCAGCATGATAGGCACGCACAGCCTTCTCTAGATCGCCCTTAAAGAGCTTCAAAAGATAAGACATATACTTGCCAGCACCCTCTGCTGACTGTGCTAAATCAGTACGGTCCTTCACGCCATATTGCTTAGCTGTGCCTTCCAGAAATTGAAATCCACCAGTTGCACCAGTAGATTTGTTATAAGCTTTAGCATTACCACGTGACTCAATCATATGAAGCGCTGACAATGTGCCTGCTGGTAAGTTGTACTTTGACTCAATTCCAGCAAAGCCATATTTAGCAGCATTAGCCTGAACTTTGGCATTAACAGAAAGAACTTTTTGCTGCTTTTCAAGCTCACTAGTATGTTTGCGTTCAGCAGCAGTTATTGCATCCTTCTTGTCTTTAAGGTCATCAAGAGCCTTTTGAGCACGGACAATCTGCTCTATTTCATCATTCGTGACAATCGCAGTTGTACCCGGTGCTGCAACTGCCTGCTTTGCTTTCTGAAGTTCAAGTATCTTTTTTACAGTTTCTTCACTATATCCAAGATTTAACAAAGCAAGCTCTTCATTCGAATTGAGTACTTCAGAACGGAGGCTATCAAAATAACCCTTTTGAGCTTTAGTTGCCTTTTGAGCTGCACTTTCATTGCCAATTAAGGCTTTAGAGTTGTCATCAATTCCAGCCACAGCCGTTTGAGCTTTACGCCCAGATAGCTCCACCTCAATACCGAAAAGCTTTAGGGATTCTTGTGTAGTTTTAGCTTCTTTAGCGTTCTTTTCGAACTCTGAAGAGTTCTCTTTTAAAGCGTTGTAAATATCCTTACTAATACGCAACTCATTAAAGCGCTTAACAGCATCATTCATGCTAATAGTGCCATCTCTAGCATCATTAACAACCTGAACAATCTCTTTATTGCCTTTGTAGAGTTGAGCAATAGCATTCAACTGGATATTTATTTTACTACTAGAATCAGCAAGTGCCTGATTCTGGCGCTCAAATGAAGCGGTCATATCATTGATTGCAGAATCTTTTTCAAGACCTTTAAGTGCTAGAAGTTCTTCTTTTGCCTTTTTAGCAACTGCTGCTTGCTCTTCTAGTTTTTTATTGGCTTGGGCTGCCTTATCCTGAAAGTACATATAGCCCGCAGCTAAGGCTGTAATCCCTAATGTAATAGCTCCAATAGGGCCACCAACTAAGTCTAATGCTCTACTTCCAATTGACGCTGATTTGTTTAATACATCTTGAGCGGCTTTATAAGCCAGTGTTGCAGCAGTTGATTCTTTTAGGGCGATACTATGGGCCACTTCGGCGGCTGTTTTGCGTTGAACAGCTGCCGCCCTTTCCTTAGCGGTTGTTGCAGCGTTATATTCAGCTCTCGCCAAGCCCAATTCAGTAATAGCTAAAGCAGCAGATTGCTTTGCACGCAAAGCCTCTACACCTAGTAATTGAGCCTGTGCTTGGGCTTCAGCAAGGCTTGCGGCTCTTTGTTGAGCTGAAGCAGCAATACTCGCTTGTACAGCAACCGTTTTTGTTAAAACAGCTTTTGTCATTAAGCCAATACCAATGGCAAATGCACTGTCTGCAATTAAATTCAAATTATTTGCTAATAACTGAATCGATCCTGATAAAGCCTGTGCTGCTCCGCTTCCTTTACCAGCCTCTCCTACAAATTTAGTAATTTCATTATTAAGTAGAGTTAATGATTGACCAATTGTAATGTCAGTTTTAGCAAAAAGAGCATCAACTTCATCTTGGACATTTCTAAGTGCTTTCACGATTTCCTGTGAAGTAATTTTTCCTTCAGCTGCTACTGAACGTAATTCACCTACAGTAATACCCATACCCTGAGCAATTGCTTTAGCTAATGCTGGGGTTTGCTCCATTACAGAATTAAGTTCTTCTCCACGCAACGTTCCACTAGCCAAGGCCTGCCCGAACTGAACTAAAGCTGCATCAGCAGCTTCTGCGCTTGCACCACTAATTGCTACAGCTTTAGAAACTGTTTCAGTTAAACGTGCTGTGTCATCCATTGTGAGGTTTAAAGTTTTGGCATTATCACTAAAACGCTGGTAGACCTGTAGAACAGAATCCCATGCTGAATAGGTTTTTTGAGCAATTCGGAAAGTGTCTTCCGTTGCTTTATTTAGTTCAACTTGATTATTAGTGACCAACTTAAGACGGTTTTGTAGTCCAGTATATGTATCCATCTTTGAAATGGCAGAACTTACTGTTACTAGCCCAGCCATATACCCAGCTAGTGCTCGAGTAGCTACAGATAAGCCATCCATAGACTTAGAAGCATAATCACCTTTACGTTCAATGCTTTCCAGTTCATTGCCTAGATTACGCGCATTACGTTCAGCATTTTGCGAATCAATAACAATGACCAAACGGGATTCTTGTGCCATCTTTACTTTCCTCTAGGCAATAAAAAACCCGCTTTCGCGGGTTCTTTTTAAAATGTATAAATTACTTTTCTGGATCTGGATGATATTGGCCATCGCTACCTAGAAATAAAACTTTATTTCCAAATCCAACCACATCAGCTCCATAAGAATTTTGAGCTGTATATTCAAGTCCAATTTTAAGCAATGCACCTTCTTGCTTTACAATTACACTTCTAGGCTTAAATGAGTAAGGATTTTTGAGACCTATCTTTTCTAAAACAGATACAAAATATATGTTCTGAGAAATGCTCTTTTTTGAAAGCGGTAAATCTATATTTGGATCCATCACTGTTATTACACTGATGTTAGATTTTCTTCCTTCTCCATCTTTAAGTTGATCAATGTATTTTGTATCTTTGTGAATTAAATCCTTTAGATTCTTTTTTCTAAGGTTCTCAGCTGCCACTTTATAAAGTTTTTTGTTTTCTTCAATTCTTTTTTCAACAACATCAGAAAACTCTTTTTCAGCTTTATTTGTTTGATAATTCTCATTGAAATTTGTGAACGTTAACGGCGAAGTAATATCTACTTTTTGAAAGTACTCATTTGAACCAAATGAAGATTTTAGAGCGGAAATTAAGTTAGGTGTCTTATCTCCAATTACATAACTCTTCGATTCTTCATCTACTAAAACCACAAGAATTTCTTTATTTTTTGAATCAAATGCAACAAAACTTTTTAAATGCTGTCCAACAAATTTATTTTTATTTTGAAGAAATTCGGCTGTTAGAATTCCATTTATAAGATTATTTTCATTAATACAGCCATCCTTATCAAAATCTGTAGACTTCATTGCTCCAAATTTCATTAATTTTGAATCAAATGCTTCTTTAAAATTCGCATCATAGGCAAGTAAATTAAATCCTCTTAGTTTGCACTTATCATGATAATTAAGTGGTTGTGAAGTGTTCGCTATAGCAAAAACTGGAAAGCAAATTAAACTCAATAAAATAATCTTTCTCATAAAAACACCCTCATATTTGAGGGTATTTATAGCATAGGTTTTGTTATATGGTTAAGCGGCAAAGTAGTCAGTTAGATTAATCCCATAAACTGCTTTCCATGCATCCTTGTGGTAAATCTTTACAGATCCATAATTAGCATCAGCAATGTCTTTAATTTTTTTGCCATGGGCTAAGCACCATTTCTTAAGTTCACGCCAGTTGTATTTGCCACCTGCGACCTTTTCAACCGCCTTAACCGAAGCATAGTTCTTAGACTCGCCAATCTGCTCTTTCAATTTCTCAGCTTGACGACTCTTAACAGAAGCAGTTGCCATAGCGGTAGCTGTTTTCTTGTCGCTAATATGGGCTTTTGTTTCAATTGCAAAGTCACGCTCAATCCGTGCTTGTTGTAATTCTTGAGTCTTGCGAAGAATCACATTGTTAGCGACCTGCAAAGCCTTTGCCAAGATTAATTCAGGATCATCATTTTCCTGTCCAGCAATGTAACCACCATTTTTGCGTATACTTGGCAAAACATCTGAAGTTATCCACTTCTTAAATTGCTTTGCTTCAGGTTTACGACTTTTAAGTGTTGCGGAATAAAGACCAGATTCACTAATAATCGAAACCTCTTGCTCCCCACCAAGGGTATGCACAATTGACACACCCTTCTCATCTTCATCCAAATGACGAATCATTGCTGATGCAACGCTATATTCCAATACAGTAGCAACATCACTAGCAACAAACCAAATTTCTCCATCATCTTTTAAAACTGTTCGAATTTCATTTTGATTGAAGTTGAATACAGAAATGTTACTCATGACATTAGCCCTCCATTGCCCTTAGAGATTTTGTTCTTATTACTTGCATCAAGAAGTAAGTCAGCGAACCCTTGCATATGGCTTATAGCTAAAACTTGTTCGCTAAGCGATTGTATTAACCAGCCAACATCATTAAATGTTCCTAACGGTATTTCTTCATTTGCGTTGGCAAGCAACACACCAATAGCACTTAATCCCTTTAAAACTGGAAGGTTTGCATTTTCCGCAGCACGGCCTACAGATTTTAGAAAATTTTCTTCATCTGCCGAAACAGAACCGTTTTGATCTGTTACTTTCTCAAGAATCTCAATAGGAATGGTTGGCAGTAGATCGGTAATATCTAGAACCTTGTCTTTATCAAATTCGAATGGTATATTTAACATAGTTCATATCTCACTGTTATGACTTCAATCAAGCTCCGCATCCGCCAAGATTCAGGGGCTTTTTTGTTGTCTGTTAATTTCATGCTTTCGCATCCTGTTGTTTCTGTTCTTTTAGCCAGTCTTCTATGATTTGATTTAACTGAGCCGTTACCGATCGACGATTTTTCTTTGCTACCTCCTTTAATTCACTTACTGTTTCATGTGCCATACGAACGTTCATTTGCTTATCATGCCTTGTCATTTTTACCTCCAATAAAGCACCTTTGCTATATAGCATTTTTACTTTATAGCACTCTTGCTTCATTGTGTAAAGCACTTTTGCTATATATGATTAGTTAATTGTCAATTTGCGGTATATGGTCCATGGCTAAAGATTATTCTCAAGTGAATTTTAGAATGCCTAGCAAGCTCAAAGAATTATTAGAAGAGAAGGCTAAAGACAATGAAAGATCTTTAACTGCTGAAATAGTTGCAAGACTTGAAGAAAGCCTTGATATAAATGAGAAAATCCCAACTGAAGTTATGAAGCTTATAGATATGAGCAATAAGAATTTAGATCGCGCAACTGTTTTAATTGAAAAACTAATGGCACGAATTGAAGAGCTAGAAACAAATAAACCCGCTGATTAGGCGGGCTTTTTTGTAGAAAGACAACTCTCTATTTTTCTATCCTCATCAAGTATTTTTCAACTCTTTGCATCAATTCCAATAGTTCATTGTTCTTATCTAAAAGTCTCTTTTGCAGTTCCTTTTTTTCACGCATGATGAAATAGGGTTCTGCATGAGTAAGGTTCTTCATCATGCTTTCCTTTGTAGGTGAATTACCACTTAACAAAAAAAGCCCGACATTCGACCGGCGGCCCTTACTCAAAGAGTGAGAAGTATGAGACATCAATTTATCTTTGATTTTTGCCAAATGCAATATAGATTTCTATTTTTTACTCGCTTTCTTATGCACCTCATCCAAAAACAAATTATCCAACGCAAAAATACAGTCATTAAAGATATGAGC